TACAATTAGAAAGTAAATAATGAATATAGACGAGAACATACAGTATCTCGCATCAACTGATGAAGCCTTTGCTAAAACACAAGCAGAGGTTTCATATGGTGACGATATGCTTAAACATATAAAAGGTACTTTTGTATCTGCGTCCGAAGACTCAGTATCTAAAGCTACCGAAAAATTTTATGCTTCTGTTATTTATAAAAATCATATTAATAAAATGCACAAGTTAAATGTACAATTATTAAATATGAGAAATAAAAGACGAACAGCTGAAATGAATATAGAAGTATGGAGAACACTAGAAGCATCAAGGAGAAAAGGAAATGTATAACAAAGTAACAGGTTGGGCAATTATTTGTACTATAGAAAGACCAAATGGAACTTGGTTTACAGAAACTATTGTAGATATGCCAGATAGTGTTAGTGAACCAATGGATCAATATCTAACTGAAAGAATGGAAGAAGAAACTAATGACTAAAGAATTATATACATATATAGGACAAGCGATCAAAGAATCTAGACGTACTACATTTAAACATAAAATTATTACACAATCTGAGTTAGCAAAAGTTTGTGGAGTAACTTTTCAACAAATTCAAAAATATGAAAAAGCTAGTAATAAAATACCTTTGGATAAGTTATTAACAATTTCAAAACACGTTAATAAAACTTTGCTAGATTTTTTACCTGCAGATAATGTAGAAGCAAAAAGAGTAAAACAAGCCAATATTCAATCAGATAATGTTGAATTAGAATTTGTAGGAACACCAGATTCTTTACAAATAGAATCATAGTACCTCTATGGTTGGTGGGGGAAGCGAGAGTGGAACCCACCATATAATGTTGACACTTACCGAAATATCCATATATCTGGTATATATGTCAAATAAGGCACTAGGAACACAATTTCATAATCAAGTAATTCCGCAATTTGTGCAGCTGCGTAAAAAATTAAACATCTCACAACTTGAAATGGACGAGATACTTGGTGTAGCCAAAGGTCTTGTTTCAAAGTGGGAGTGTGGTATAAGAAAACCAAGTGGTTGGTTATTCTGTTGTTGGGCAGAAGCACTAAACGCTGAAATAATAATAAAGCAAAAGGAAAAACATGGCAGTTAATCCAGACATAGAACCTCATCAAATAACAAACGATCCAGTTGTAAATGAAGTAGTTGATTTAATTATCAATAGACATTTACAAGGTATGGAAAAGTTTGGCAAAACAATGGCAGCGAATGAACGTCCAATAAATGAATGGGTAGATGAAACTATAGAGGAATTGCTAGATGCAATTCATTACTTAGTTAAAACTAAATCTATCTTTGATAAATTTAAAGCAGATAATAAAAGATTAAAAGCTGCTTTAGAATCATTTGAAAAGGAGTCATTTGTTGATGAAAAACCTAAAGAAGAAAGTTGAGTTAGACGTTACTCCATATCATGTTAGACAACAGATATGGTATATGTCATTGTTGAAATTTTATAAGACTATAGAGTTTAATGAAAATATATATAACGAGTTTGCTACTAAGCTATTAGCTGGTAAGATCGACCAGAAGACTTTAAAGCAATTAGATAACTTACGAAGGAAGCATAATGAGAAGAAAAAAAAAGACTGGGAAGAAATTAAAAAGAAAAAAGCAACTCGTATGGGACTCAGTTTTAGAAACATATATAGACAAATTAAAAAAAGTTAATGGGTATTATATAAATAATGAAAGGATAGAAATATTATATGAAAGAAAATTTTGATCGTAAACAAGGTATTGGTGGTAGTGACGCTACCAGATTATACAATGGTGATTGGTACGATCTGTATCTAGAAAAAATTGGAGAGAAAGAATCAGATGATCTCTCCAGAGTTTTACCAGTACAGATGGGAGTATATACCGAAGACTTTAATATTCGCTGGTTTGAACAAGAAACAGGAATAAAAGTAGTAAGCGAACAAGTATTTATTAAATCAAAAGAATATCCATTTATGTATTGCAATATAGATGGAGTACTTCAAGAGAAGAAAGCATTATTAGAATGTAAACACACTAATGCTTTTACTAATGAAGTAAAAACAGCTGAGAAATACAAAGCACAAATACAACATTATCTTATGATATATGGTGCAGATAAAATGTATCTATCAATGTTCTTTGGTAATATGAAATGGGGACTCGTTGAAGTATTACCAGATAAGAAATTTCAAGAACAATTATTAGCTGCAGAAGTATTGTTCTGGCATATGGTACAAACAAAATCACCACCACCAGATTTTGTAGATTTTAATAATTTTGATGAACAAATAAAGGAGCATAACAATGGACGACAAATCATACCCATACTCACCAGGAAGTCAGAAAGTTGATACATCAATAGAAGCTGCTGAACTTATTAAAGCTGGTGCAGATACAATACGTAGAAAAGTATTTGATGTTATTATTAACAAAGGATCTTTTGGAGCAACTGCAGATGAAGTTGCAGATCTGTTGGCGTTAAGCTCGTTTACAGTTAGACCAAGAGTAACAGAACTATATAAACAGAATAAAATAGAAAGAAAAGATAAACGTAAAAATGCTAGTCAAAGATTAGCTTATGTTTATGTAGTTAGTAAAGATCACGTTAATAATCAATATACACAGAAAGGAACGTAATATGAGAACAGGTAAAGAAGAACATTTTTGGATATGGGATCAAGTAAAAAATACTAATCCTAAATATACAAAAGCATTTACAAAGTTTGGTGGTAAAGAACTTACTACCATAGATCCAATGTACCAGATACAAGTTATGACTGGTATGTTTGGTCCAGTAGGAATAGGTTGGTCTTATCATGTAGAGTACACTTATACAGATAAAAATGTATTTGCAGAAGTTACTATAAGATACAGAAAAGAACCTAGGTTAGATTGGAATCAATATGGTCCAGTATCATCTGTACAAGCTTTGTACAAAAAGAATGGTGGACTAGATGATGAAGCACCTAAAAAAGCAATGACTGACGCTATGACAAAAGGGTTTAGTCATCTTGGTATTAGTGCTGATGTCTTTCTTGGATTATTTGACAACAACAAATATGTTCAAGAAATGAAAGCTAAGTTCGAAGCACCAAGTAATATTAAAGTCATTAATACAAAGGAGTTAAATAATGATAAACAAAGTAATGTTAATAGGAAGACTGGGAGCAGATCCAGAGATAAAACAAACTAAGAAGGGTGAATCCTTTGCCAACTTGTCTATGGCTACTAATAAAAAGTACAAAGACAAAGAAGGTCAATGGGTAGAAAAAACTACATGGCACAAAATTGTTGTGTGGGATCCAAGACTTGCAGATAATATGCAAAAATATGCAAAGACTGGTACTCAACTATATGTTGAGGGTGAATTAGAAACTAGACAATTTAAAGATTCTAATGATCAAAACAGAATTGTGACTGAGGTTGTTATACCTCGATACACAGGAAGCATTAGATTAGTTGGAGATAAACCTGCTGCTAAAGCTGATACATCAGCTAAAGAAGAAGGTGATTTCGACAATCAATTCTAATAGGTTAATGTAGCTCACCTAACACCAAGGGTATAACCAATGGTAAAAAGCAACTACAAGATTAATAGCGTTGCAAGACGTTGTTGGTTTATAAACATCTAGTGTTGTAAGCTGTAGGCGTACATGAATGCTCTTTGAATTGAGTACGCCTACAGTTATTTTTTTAATTGTGAGGTGAGAGCTACCGAAATTAATTATAGCTTTAGCTATGAAAAATATTTTATGTTTAAAAGAAATATTTAAGAAGCGTGAAGTTTCTAGAGATGATGTCATAAATGTGTACGATCACATTGAAGACACAATTACTATTAGATTACTACAAGGATCTAATATAGATGCAACACAAGTAGCACTTGTATCTAATGTAATGAGTCTAGCTCAATCATACAATAATAAGAAATTTGCAATAAAACTGCTAGAAGGAGCTTTAGCAGAAATGCAATCAGATCATTTTAGAGAAACAGGCAATAAGCTCTCTTAGAGCAACGCACACAAGCTTGTATATCTATGCATAGTCTGGGTCGCATTATACCTGTTTTGCTAATCCTAGAGGCTCTCAGAGGGCTTTATTCGTATGATTTATCATGATTTCTCTCATAATCATCTTTTCTCATACATTCATAGTGAGCTTTAGTTTTATCTGCAAAAGCTACAAATGAATCTGTATTAATCATATCTTCGCCACAATATCTACAAGGCCCAATATCTATGATAGTTACTTTAGAACGATTCCAAACTTTCTTTTTCATTCTAAAATTAATTTTTTAATTGACTTCTCTCCCATATAGATTTCTGTTTCTGCCATAGAAACAATGCATCTATATTCTATGTTATCACTAACTGTTCTGTTAGCTATACGTTTACCTTTAAGACATTCAGACATATTAGGTTGTATTCTGTGTTCTTTAATCTCATGATCTACTATCATTAATAAAGCTATAACAGATTCTAACATTAGTGGTTACCATTCATTTTTTTCTGCAGCATATCTACTTGCTCTTTAAGATGATCTATATTTACTTTGTTATATCTAGAAGCATCAATCTCTTTTTCTATAGACTCTATCTGTCCAGATAGATGTTCAATAAGCATATACATTTCTAAGTTCTTAGGTTCTTGTTCTGCTTTTTTAAGTAGGTCTGCTTGGAATAAATGATCTGCAGTTTCTAATTTATTAAGACGTTCAACGATACCGAAGTATGCCCATACTCCAACTGCAACACAAACTACTATACCAATCATATTTCTGATTGGCATTGATACCGAAGTATTCTCTGAGATCTTCATTTTCGTTTCATTATGTCAGCACCTTTTAATCCATAAATTGCACTGACTACCCCTATAAAAATTGCTTGATACCAGTAGGGTAAATTTTTAAAATATTCGAAAAATAAATCTAGCTTAACACGTATTTCTGGATCGTCAGAGAAAACAGACCAACCCAATAAAACGATAGGCATAGATACCAGAACCAAGACAAATTCATCTTTCCAACCATTATCATTACTCTCAATAACCTTTGCTTTATATTCAAGTTCACCACTACTCATTTTTTCTGCATGACGCATTTGTGCATCTGCCATCAACATTTTTGTTTGTTGACGTTTTTTATATACATGAGAACCAGCGTTCATTGCAAGTTTAATAGCACTCAACCACATAATTAATATTTCCAGACGTTAGGTCTTACTACATACTTTTGACTTACATCTGGTGTAAGCCAATCAAGATGAGTAAATGTTTTAGCAATACCTATACCTGTAGGTTTAGGTTCATAGTTCAATGCAAAGTTAAGAAGCTTGTATTGTGATTGTGTATTTGTAGCTATGTCTACTGCAATACCTGTTGTATGTGGTCCATCTAATCCTGTTGAAGATACCGAATTATTATGCTCTGGACTTCTATATCCAGAGGTAATAGATACTCCTTCACCTACCTCATCTCTATAAGCTTGTACAAAATCTAATACTATAGTTGATATTTTTAAATTTCCAGATCCCTGGCATTTAAATTCATCAGCTGTAAAATTAGAATGTTTATCAGAATCCCATTGATCTGCACTTGTAATAAAATTATCCATTTTCTTTTTCCAATCTATCCATAGATATAAATTTACTCTCTTGTATATGATTGTCCCAGATACCGAGTTCAACTATTCCCCAAGACCAACCAGTCAAGTTAAGTTTAGCATACTCCTCTACATGATTAAAAGGCAACGCACAACCAACGTTGACTATCCTTACATAATTTTTATCACCAATTTTAGGAGCCTTCCAATCTCTATACTTATGTGTATGTCCAAATACTATATCGTTAGTTGCATCATTAGCTATTTGTATTTCACAGTTCTTACCACCATATTCTTTGCCCATTATATTTAATGGACAATGAGTAAAGGACACCCCACCAATATTTTTAAATGCACCATAAGGAGAATGTTTCCAGTTACGTTTATCAAAAGAATCATGCAATTCTTTTTTCATCATACCTGCAATTTCTGGAATATTTTCTTCAAATCTAAAAACACGTTGTTCATGATTACCAAAGGTAACGTGTCTAGGTATTCTATCATTATCAATAGCTTTATCTAATATATCAATAGATGTTCTCATAGATTCTATATCTTGCATATAGGCATCTTTAAGTTTACCTGCTTGTGAAGAATTTTTTTGAAAAAAACTTAAGCTATCAAATGATGCCCAGTCACCTATTTGTATTATATAATCTGGTTTAGATTCTTTAATGTATTTACCAATCCATTTAAATCTATCTTGCTCTATACTTGGACTATCATGAGCATCACCTATAACAATTATTTTATGTCCTTTAAATAACATTTTCTTCTTTACACATATATTTAGTCGCAAGTCTATGTTTATCTATATCTTCATGTGTTGTAAGAATTTCATAACTTATAATATGAGCTTGTGCTACGCACTCACCCCAAGTATTAAAATCATCTGGAAACAGTATAGGAGGAGAACATTGTCCATTTAAAAATGAACATAACCATACTACTAATGTAAACTTCATTTAAAATTAAAATAGCCTAAAACTCCTGCTGCTACAGTACCAAGAAATACTAATACAGCTACTATTCCTTTTCCTTTAGAAACATTATCTTGTAATGCATCTACTTTTTTTTCTAATCTTTCAATTGATGTTATTAAGTTTTTCATTCTTTCTGCACACAATTTTTCGTGAGCTGAAAGTCTTACACCAGCTGCTACTTCTGCGTATTGTTTTGGTGTAATTTTTTTTCGCATAGCATAAAATTAGTATTGTAAACTAACTCCTCTAATTCTAGCTTCTTTTGAACCACTAGATTGATTAGCAAAAGATATTTTGTATTTTAAACTTGTTCCTGCTGTTACCGACAAGTCATTTACTTTTGCCATTTTAATTCCAGTAGCAAAATCTGGTAAAGCTGTCATCGTAGCAGTAGAATAATTAGAACCACCATCTGCTGAAAGTTGTAAAACTATATCTGTGTTTAATGCGTTTGTTCCTGCTTGGTCTTGGTAAGTGATTACAGCTCCCATTTTGTTAGTTGATGACGCTGTAATATTGTTGCCAGTAAATGAGCCAGTTGCACTTAAACTTTCACTAAATGTTTTTCCATAAATTTTAAAACTTCTTAATCCAACATCACAAGGAGTTGGTATATTGTGGTATTTTATTTGATAATATCTATAAACGATAGAATTAGAAAACGAACCACTATCACATCCAGTTTTACCACTATTAGTTGGTAAATCTACAATGTGTTTTAGTACAGTCCAAGAACCAGTTAAATCATTTGAACCAGATAAACTAAAATCTGGAGTACCATTTGTCCAAATTCTATCCCATACGCATTTAGTAAAAACCCAACTAGGAGAAGATGCTCCAGTATCCCAAGCATAAAAAACATCTGCGTTTGATGTATCTGTGTATTGTCCAAAATAATTATAAGTAGTGTTCACTCCTTGACCACTTTCTGCTAATATTCCCCATAATTCATTTGTTCTTCTTGCTCCACCACCGTTATAGTGTCCAGTAATACGAGTATGTGTTGGGTCATCAACTACAGTCCAGTTTTGAGCTGAAACTGTATTAGTGTCAAAAGTACCACCAGCTACACTTGCAGAGCTTTGATTGTCTGCATCTACTAATAATGCCTCTGAGCCTAAAGTTTGAACATTTGAATTTATAAATTCTGCACTATTTCTTTCTGTATTAGTTAGATTAGAAATAGCAGAGCTATCTTGGAATACATCAAAAGACGCAGAGTTAGAATTACTTGCATTAAGATTTTCTTGTGTGTGAACTCTTAATCCTAAAGTAGAAATATCATTAACAATTTTATTATCATCAAAACTTGATGCGTGTTGAGATACATTTGATGATGCTATTCTTGCATCTGCAAAAGTACCAGATGTAATTTTAGATGCAGATAAATTTGGTATATCTGCTTCTGTAAATCCCCCAGAAATTATATTTGATAGATCTCTCGCTTTTGTCATATAGAGTACTCATTCATTTATAATACGATTGTATTAGCTTCATCTTCAGTTAAAGCCTCTCCAGCAATTAACTTTGCTTTAGCACTAGCTTTAAGAGAAGCTTTATTTTCTTCGTTAGCAATTCTTTGAGCTTCTTGCGTTTCAAAATCAATAGCATCCGTTTCTCTTTGTGCTATTTCTTCAGCAGTTAAATCAACTTCAGTACCATTTGGATTTTCTATATTGACTAATATTTTTTTCATATAATTACTCCTTAACTGTTTTTCATTCCGTATAAGTGATATTTACCACTAGCAATATTTCCTGATTGCGGTAAAAATTGAACTCCACTTAAAGCACTTGTACTTGTATTTCTTCCAAAGAAATTTGAATGCAATATTTTAGAAGCAGTCATATGATGAACGTATCCTTTAACTGCTTTATAAACTGTTGCGTCTAGTGGATTATAAATATCTACTTCACCAACTGCGTGATAATTACCAGTGTTTAAAATACCGTCACCGTTCATTCTTATTTTGGTATCAGTTGATGATGGAAAAGCACCAGTCACTCCAGCTGAATTGATACCGCCATCATTATAACCCTCTTGGTTGATATGGAAATAATAACTAGATGAAGTAATGGCAGAACCACTTTGCATAAATCTAAAATACATATCTGCAGATGATGATGAGTGAGTGACGTTATGAAAGAATATTTTATATACATCATAGTCACTTGTAAAAAGACCATTAAAATCTATTGTACTTGAAGAACTTGCGGTTGCTGATCCTAAATGTACAAAGTCAGAAGATACTGTTCCCCAAGATGGATTAGCACCAGAACCACCAGTTTGTAAAACTTGACCTGCTGTTCCATATCCTAATCTTGCTAGACCAGAGCCATCTCTGTATACGATGTCTCCCTGCGTAGTTAAAGTTGACGTTAAGTCAGTTCCATCAGTACCTGCTGCTGACATTTGTTGCCAATACGCTGAAGCTGATGCTGGGTTTTGATTAGTACCTGCTTGAATAGAAACATATGAAGATCCAGATAAACTAACTACGTCATCTATAACGTATGCAGTTCCAGAGTTCCATGCACCTTTCCAATTAAATTTTATATTTCCGAGTGTAACTGTTGCCATATCTTCTCCTTTTTAAATTAATTTAAATAACATTCTACGCACATTATACAGTAGCTGTTAGTTTTCCATTACTAATAGACCAAACAAATCCAGAAGCTGCATATTGTACGTCAATAAAAGATTCGTATTCTGTTTGTGTAATATTATCAGCACCTTCATTAGTTGTTTGTACTTGTAATGTGTTGTCAGCTGGTGTTACTGTATTAGCAGTTCCACCCATATTAGTATGTGATGAACAATAGTAATACAAAGTAGGAGCATTAGCAGCTACTATAATAGTTACCTGTGTAGAGCTGTTATGTGTAACTCCTGTTGTATATTCAGATCCTCCTCCATGACTACCATTTGAAGTTGTTGAAAATTTAAATGGGTGTCCAGATGGATAATTAAATATGTAAGTATTACCTTCTTCTAAAGTTAGTGTGTCTTGTGATACCCCATCAATTACAAATACACCACCAGCTACTGTTACAGTTCTAACTAATGTTGATGCTGTAAAACTTGTTTTAAATCCATAGACTTCAGCAGATGATGCATTTGCAAACTCTAATGCATTTGCTGAGCTGTTCATAACAAGAGCTTGTCCTGATGTACCAAAACTTGCAGGAGTATCTGTTAAATCTTTAATTGAAATATTTGCTAAATTAAAAGTTCCAAACGCAACTATATCTACAACATCAGATGCTGCAAGAGCAGAAGCAAAAACTACAGATGAACCAGAAGTTACAGTAACGTCTGTTCCATTTACCTGCTTAACCCCATTTAAATAAACGTCTACAAATCCTGCATCATATGCAAGAGTTTTATTTGAAGCTTCCGAATAACCAGTTCCAGATGCACCAGATAATGTAGTAGGCGTTCCTGTTATATTGTAAGTAAATCTATTTGATGTACCATTAACTGTAGAACCTGCTGCTGCCCAACCACCAGATTTATAAACTTTTAATTCATCAGCTGTTGTATCAAAATATAAATCACCAGCATTTAAACTTGATGTTGGTGCTGATGATGCAATCCTATATACATCAGCAAAATTTTGTACAGATGATAAATTATTATTTACATTTGTAACAGCTGCATGAGCATTAGCTAAATTTGTTAAATTTGTAATTCCAGCTAATGTTGATATTTCAGATGTTTGTCCAGCTACAGTTCCAATATTATTTGTTGGAGTAATTTGTCCAGCTACAGCAGAAATATTTGAGTTAGCTGCTGATACTGTATCAATAGCAGTTTGTTGTGAGGTAGTAGGTACTAATTGTTTCCATTGTGTATTACCTAAGTCATACACTTTCATTACATTGTCTGATGTATTAAAGTATAAAGCTCCATCTGTAAGTGTATTACCATCATTATCTACTGAAGGATCACTAGACTTAGATCCTAAAAAATCATCATCAAATGTATCAAGTGCTGCTTCAGCTGCATTCTTTGCATTTTCTGCTGCTGTTGCAGAACCTGCAGCTGCTGTCGCTGATGTTGCTGCTGCTGTTGCTGATGTTGCTGCATTAGATTCTGCTGTAAGTAATCCAGATGCATCAACACTAAATTCTAATCCTGTACCACCAGAGTTAGCAGATAATATTTTTCCTGCAACCATATCTGGAAAAGTAAGATTAAACGAAGAAGAAGTAGTTGCTGAAGCTCTAGGAGAAAATTTTAAATCTCTTTCGAGTTGCTGTGCCATAGCAGTAATTTTATCTAGCTCATCATTAAGAGATGCTATTTGAAATGCACCAGAAGTAGGAAAGTCTGTAGATCTAGCTATTGCTATATCTCTAGATATAGTAATTACATCATTAACAGTAGCTCCAGGCGAACCTAAAGTAATAGATCCTCCACCAGTTACACCAGCACCTGTAACAGAATATTCTGTTGCATCACTTGGAGAAGCTGCAAAACTTAATTGTGTAGCACCATTAAATACTTTTAAGTCTGCGTTTGTAAAAAACTCAAACCCTACAGTAAAAGATGTTTGTCCAGCAGTTGCTGTATATTGTACTCGTGGTTCTACATCTGATATATTAATTGCCATTATCGAAGTCCCTTTTCTATGTCGTCAAATAACCAATCCAAGTACCATACGTTCTGAAATGGAATTAATCTACGCACATTACGAGCTGTGTAGTGATTATATTTATTTCCACCTACGTCATACATTATGTCAAATATATTATAAATTTGTGATGCCGAAGGACCAATTAAACCAACTTTAGATTTCATTGAAGATCCATAAGGTTTACCTTCACCAAGTAAAGGTCTAATACCAATCCTATTATCTGTAAGAGCTTCAATAGATCTATTAACATCTACATAAATTCCACCAAGTCCAGATCTATCAAAAGCAGATAGTAGTTTATCTGTAAAAGATTTTTTAGAATAATCTTTGCCAAATCTTAATTCAGTATAAACTGCATCTACTAACATACCTGTACCCATAAGAAGTAAAGATCCAAATAAAAAATCCATATCTTTTTCTTGCATACCTCTTAACAACATTCTTTGTGTTGCTGCCATAGCAAATTTTTTAAACTGTACAATAGTACTAGCTAACTCATAGTTCATAAATAATGGTGTATCTCCTTTACCTGGAGTTACAATTGTAATATTTATATCTTTGTTAAGAGCTGCACCAAAAGATTGTTTAGCTGCATCATCAGTCCATTCTGCAGTGTTAGCCATAAAATTATATTTTAATTTTGTACCATGCTTATCAAACTCACTAGCAATCTTTTTAGCCATAGCTTCATCAATACCAGAAGCTGCAAGTTTAGTTTTATTTTTATCTGCTAAAGTTCCTTTACCCCATTTAACTGAGTCTTCTAAAATTCTAGATCCTATAGTAACTGATGCTGCGCTTTTCATAAACTCAGTCCATCTAGACATTAAGTTAACATACATAAAATTAAAGTTAGCAGTTTTACCCATCATACCTTCTATTTTAGAAGTCATACCAAACATATCTCCAATATCAGAAAACAACATAGCTCTTTGACCTGTAACCATATCTACTGCTTCAGCAAATGATTGAGCTTCTTTTTTACCTGCTTTGAATATACCAGTTTTTTTAGATGACAACATATCTGACCACATTTCAAATTGAGTTTTAAAACCTCTTTGAATACCAGATGTCATTGCAATTCTAGCAACGTCAGCTGTTGCCGCAAAAAATCCTGTAAGCATAGTAAGAGCATTGTAATGTTTCATTGTTCTCATAGCTCTAGAAGTCCAAGCATGAGGATCTGCAGGTAAACCATAAGTACCTCTTACAAGTTCTACACCTGCTTCTAGATCTTCTAATACTTGATTTCTTTCTTTAATAATTTTAGCTTTAGCTTCTTTATTTTTAGCTCTTACTGCTTTTAAATTATATTCATTAGCTACCTGCATAAGACCAGGAAACGTCATAGAGTTAGCTTCATCAATATATTTATATCCAAGACCATTAGGATCTCCATATTTTAAAGTAAATAAAATATCTGGAGTTACTTGTCTGTAATAAGTTTTCATTAAAGAAAATATATCACTTACAATAAAACCTTCGTCTATAAGTTTTATTTGTGTTTCTGGTAATAAATTTAATTCTCTAGATCTTGTAGCTCTTGCATATCTAGGTCTATTAAATGCATATCTTTCATATATAAGATCATTAATATCATCTGTATATTTAGTTTTTTCAAATCTTTGAAATGGAAAATGAGAAGCTAGATCATCTACTAATACATTAAGTTTTTTTTCATTAATATATTTACCTTGTTTTATTAGATCTTCTCTAACTATATCTTTAAACAAACCTTTATTTCTATCTATATTAGTTTTATTATAAATAATATTAATATAGTCTTCTACTAACTTATCAGTTCTTTTAAGTCTTTCTTCTAACTTAGTAATTTTATTCTGTATTTCAGTTCTTGTATACTGAGATGTAGTACCATCTACTTTAGATTTAAAAGATTTAGTACCTTCACCTTTTTTAACCATAGTTTCTAAAGTACCTTTCCAAAAAGCAAGTTCTCTTTCAATAGGTAGTTTTCTAATACCTAGATCTTGTACTTCTTTACCTATAGGTTTATAAACTTTTATATCTGTAATTCTTGCAGCAGCTGCAATCTCTGGAACATCATGTTGCATTTTATTTAATCTAGTCTTTGTAACTTCTGTTGCAAACTCTTGTAATGACATCTTATCATTAAATCTATTATGTAAGTTAATTCCTAATTCTGTTTTAGGTGACTTACCCTGTACTCTATTAATATATAAAAGATATTGTTCTTTTATTTCTTTCATAGCTTCTATGCTACCAACTTCTCTCATTCTTAATTTAGTTTCAATAGAAGCATCAGTAGATTGAAAACCATACTTTTTAGTATTTTTAAGTTTTAATAAAGGTGTATCTAATATATCTGCAATCATAGTTCTTGCAGTTTTAGATGATGCTTTAGTAGTTCTAAATACATTAGTCCATGGACCATCTTCACCAAACTTACCTAAATTACTTTTAACAAATCTTTCACCAGTAAACTCATCTATAGGTCTAGGTTGAATCTTAGACTCATTAGCAGCAGCTCCTACTGAACCAACAGTAGTTCTTTCTGTTGGATTTATAAATTTACCATCTTCATATATCTGTTGTGTAATTTGTTTAGGTGCTGTGTGATAAGCTTTATCTGCTTCTATAACTCTTTGTTGTGTTGCAGCTCCAACACTACCTCTAGCCATTTTATTTAAAATGTAAGGTATACCATAACCACCTGCTACTACCCAAGGAACATATGAGTCATCTCTAATAGGATCTAATTGTTGCTTTGCTATTTCTTCTGCAGCAAATGCAGTACCAAATATTTTAGCTGATTGACCAACTTTAGTAAATAATAATAAAGATGATGGATCTGCAAAAGCTCCTGTTACTCTACCAAGATGATACCAAGGACTAGAATAATTTGCTTCTGCATTTTTATTTAGTTTATCTATAATAGCTGATGTTTGAGCTACACTTTTACTAAACATAAAATGATCATAAAAATCTTCATAAGGTTGAATTTGTGGATCTTCTTTAGGATTGTAGTTTTCATCTGCAGGAAAATCTTGATTGTTCATTAAATATTCTATTCCAATAGCAGGTAAGTTTTCGTCCATAAACCCAGTACCAAAATCTGATATATTAAATTGTACTGGCTTCTGTTCTTTTTCAGCTATTTTACGTTCTTGATCTGGTGTTATTGGATATTGTATCATCTAATTTTACCCAACTTACCACCATAAGAATTGATACCTAATTCATATCCTTCCATAATCATTGAGTCTAAAAACAATTGATTACTAGGTGAATAGTAATTGTTAAATGCTTCTGATCCCATTTCATGTTCAATCATAAATTTAACTATCTTATGCATTTGTGTTGAGTCTAAAAAATTAACTTGTGTATCTCTAGTCATTTCTGTTTTTTCTTCTAAAGCTTGTAAATATATATCTGAGTTTACAGCATATACAGAAAGTATTTCACCAAGAGTAGGTTGATCACCATATCTTTTAGTTGTGTTATTATTAATTAAAGTAGAATTATTTATCATAACTCTAACTCCTGCTCTTATAGAATCAATTGGACTAGCAAATACTGCTGCTTGATTACCTGTATTAACATCAGTCATTTCACCTACCCATGCAGAATCAGTTTTCATAACTGCCATATAATTGTTAGTTCTAAAAGTTAATGGCAAAGATGTATCTTGATAATTATCATATACAAATTGTTTATACTTTAATCCTAAATTAGCATTAGTATATTTCATTTTATGTGGTGGAAATACAGACTCAATAAGTTTATCTTTTGGTGTTATTCTAGAATTAGATTGTATTCTAGCATCTAAAGATAACTTATCTTTTATTTCATTATTAATTTTAATACCTTCATCATAATAAGGTTTTAAGTCTGCATCTATTCCTAATGTTTTGAATATAAAAGCAAATGGTTTTACTTCTGCAGGTACATCATTTAGTAATGGTATATCTGGATAAAACTTATAATCACTTGCTTCTATACCCATTTTAATAGTTTTAAATATTACATTCTTAGCAAAAGCTTCCATACCACCATCACCATCTAAAAGATGACCATGAGTATCCATAAATTTAGAATATTTTTCTTCAGCTAATGTATTTATTAATTGTTTTCTATTACCAGATTTACCTGTAATTTGATTTACACCTGCAAATCCAGTTGGATCAAAATAATTATCACCCTCTGTTAAATTAATTAAAGTATTATTATGATTAATTTTTAAATGATAATTAGGTTGTCCATATTTATTATATGTATTAGCAAATTCTATAATAGTATTTTGAAATCCATTATCTATTTCTGTTTTAATTATATCATTTATATTGTTAGCTTCTATTGTTGTTTTCCCAATAATAGGAAAAGCTTTTGATTCTTTAATACCAAATCTTTCTTTTTGCTCTGCATCAGATAATGTATTCATTAAATAATTACCTTGTGCAATAATAGAGTTTTCAAAACCTTGTCCTTGAAATCCTATTGTATCTTCATATGCTTTATTAACCATTTTAATAGAACCATTTCCACTAAACTTAGTTCCAGAAAAACCTTGATCTTTTAAAACATCTAATCCTTTTAATGCTGCGTGTCTAAACAGTTTTTTACCTTCATTAGTAGTAATATCAAAATTTTTAATACCATTAAGATGAGTAAGTTGTGCAACAGTTGCTTCTAACCATTTAGATTTTACATCTTCTGTAAGAAGTGTACTTGCTCTTGATGGTAAAAGAGTTGTACCACTATTGTGAAACAAATCAGTATATTGATTTTTTTCAGACAAAAAAAACTTCTTTGCCCACCAGGAATCTGTATTAATATCCAGATTACTAATAACACTTGAAAAAGCATCTACTACCTCATTTGCATTAGTTGATAAATTTTGATCAATAGTAATTTTAGTTTCTTTATATTTATCTGTATCTTTAGCTATGTTATTTAATTTAGCTGCTAAAACTTTATTATCACTTACAGCTGTTGCACCCATATTTAAACCTTCTTCATATATAAAAGCATTATCTATAGTCATATTAGGATATAAACCTTGCATATATTTATATAAAGCTAGATTTTCTCTATATATTTCTACTTGACCTTGTTCATTGTAATCTACATTTACTTTAGTATTTAATCTTTTAATTACAGCGTCTGGTGTAATATTATAAGATTTAAGTAAAGACATAGCTTCTGCAAATTTAGGATTAGTAACATCAGTTATATTTTCATCATTAATACCATTGTTAGCTAATATAGCTTTAGCAAAATTATCTTTTTGTGTTTCATCAATAAATTTTATTGCTTTACCATTTTTAGCATCACTAACTAATTCTTGTGTTTGTATGTGTGTTTGTACAATACCAACTGCATCATTAAATTGAGTAGCTTTAATACCTGGAAAATTATCTGTAACATATTTAGATGGATTAGAATTTTTTGCATCTTCAAAATTAATTACATTTAATATTCCACCAGGTTCTTGAAGTCCACTAAGATCATATGTTTTTTTAGCTAACATCATATTTTTAATTTTATCACCATTATAGTTTTCATAAAGATCAAGAGCTTTTTTAACTATATCTTTTCTATTAAACTCATTACCAATATGAGCTTTATATTTTTGATAGATAGGATTGTTTACATCTTTAGGATTTTCAAATAAATTATCTGAAATAGCTTTACTATCTTTATTTGCTGCATAATCATTTAAATATACTAATGCTGTACCTTTATTATTATCATTAGTTAATTGTTTCATAATATTAACAACTCTTAATACTTCAACATTTGTTAAATCGTTTTCAAGATTTTTCTTTAATGTTGTACCTTTATATCTATTAGTATTAACTAAATTTTCTTCTGCAGTACCATACATTTCATTTATATTTTTCATTGTTGTGTTTGCAAAATAAGTATTCATTGTAAACCAACCTGCATCACCATCATTTAAAATGTTATCCATATTAGAACTAAATAAATTTTCATGATCTGTTCTACTACTAACAAAACCTTCAATAGCTTTTTGTGTATTTAAATTTTTAAAATTAGTAGAAGCATAATTTAAATTAGCTAAATTCTTTTGTGCTAATATATTAGACGTATATTCTCTATACACTAAAGGTGTATTTGCTATTGTAGTTTTAGAATAAGCATCAACAGCATTTTTCATACCATCTGGATCAAACTCAAATTTGTTTTTTAAATCTAAGTAATGATTAGTAGATGTTTCGTTAAATGATGTTTTAAATTGTACAGCTGCATCTGATTCAGCTACTTTTCTAAAAGCAGTTATAGCTTCTGCTATAGGTGTAGATATTTCTGCTGCAACATTAGTTGTAGGAAATTTAGGTACACCAATATTATCAGCTACACTTGATTTTAAATTAACTAATTTTTTACCTTCTTTTAATGCCATTAATTAGATCCTTCAGTTGATGTTCTTATTCCACCAAGTTTTGTCATTTCACTATCATAACCATACTGTCCAGTTGGTTGTTTGTATGATTTAGCATATGCTGCTGTTTTAAATCCACTAGCTGCAATACTTGCATAACCACCAAACTCTTTTGCTTTACCCATAACTTTAGTTGTATAGATTTGTGTGTCTAGTTTATTATTACCACGCAACATATTAATTCTAATATTACCAATATCTTTTTGAGCTATTCTATTTATTTCACTTTGAACAGATAAAAAACTTCTACTATCATCATTATATCCAGATCCTGCTACAATGGCTCTATTAATTTTTTGTTTTTTTAGAGCTTCTTCTCTAACATTGTTTTGGTCTTGTATAGCTTTTAATTCGTTGTATTTTTTTTCATCTTCGTAATATCTTATAGTAGCTTTGTTTGCAGCTTTCTGAGCTTGTATACCTTGATACGTTCCTACAGCTTGAACACCAAAACTAATTACAGCTAATGTGACTGGATCAGCACTCATGCAAAAACTACCTCCACACTCATTCCTAATACTTTAATAGGTAATGGATCATCTTGTGATAATGTTATTGTTGGACTTTTGTTATAGCCTAAGAAATAAAACTCTTTCTTTTCTGTTACAGGTGTTAAGTCCGAACCACCAGTGAAACTAACTTGTTGGACTACTAAAGATTTGGCAGTCTTATCTGCAGCTTTTACAGTTAAATCTAAAGCAGAATTAATATCAATGATGGCTCTCGAAATTCTTCTTGGTAATCCAGTTAATGGACCTTCTGGTAATTCTTTATCAATTGGCATAGTTTCTATCACAGGTGTATAATTAAATCCTATTTTAACCCCACTTGCTCTAGGGTTATTCAAAGTAATAAAGTTAGTACCACTTACAGTAAACGCACCTAAACTACTATTGCCTTCTACACAATTTATACTTTCATTTGTATATATAGAATTTACAGAATGTAAATGTACTTTTACTAATGTAATTACAGCATTATCTCCTGGTGTAGCAGCTAAATTTTGATCTAAGTTTAATGTATAAGTTCCTCCACCATTATCTGTAATAGCTTGTATTGTATATACTGTAGCATTACCTGCTATACTAAATGTTTCATTTACTTTAGGAGCAGATGTAAAGCCATCAGTAATTAATACAGCTCCACTTTGAGAACCTCCTTTGACTAAAGGTGTACCTCGTTGTGATACTACAGATGTTAAACTACAGTCTAATGTAAGACTATCATCATCTGCAAATTTTTCTAATGTATAAACAGTAGAACCATTTAAAACTCTTTTACAAGCTACAACTAAAAACTCATTTAAAGCAATAACAGATTGAAATATATCATTTGTTCTTGTAGACCATAAACCCCAACCTGCAATTTTTTCATCTCTTACAGAATGAAATATAGCCATTGCTCCATTGTGTGTAATACCACTATTTAAAAAGAAAGCATATTGTTCTGGTCTTGTAAAGTTACCTTTAATAATAGCTATTTGTTTAGGACTATCTATAAGATGTTCTGCAAGTATAGATACTGATGTTGATTTATAACCATCTTCTATATCTGAATAAATAAACTCTCTAACTGCTTTACCATTCTTTTGTACAAATCCTGCTGCTTGATCAAACATAACAGGAGCTGTTCTTCCTATACCATAAGGTGTTTGTCTAAGTACAGCTATGTTGCCAGGAGTTATAGTATTGTCTGTTGCTCTTGGTACATAGTATTCACCACCATCTGTAAATACTTGTAAGTCTTTACCAGATAAAAAATGTCTAACTTCATTAACTTCTGCACCTGCAATATCTAAATCAATAGATTCATCTGCAGCTCCAGATCCTACATCAAAGTTAAAGTACTCAGATATTCTAGAAGCTAATACCGAAGCTGGTCTATCTTTAACACCACCTAACCATAATCTATTATTATGAAATGTAACTGCTTGTGGAAAGCCACGAACAGAAGATATAGTTTGTTCTTTCCAATTAAAATGTGGTCCATTACTTACAGCATCTTCTATTACAGTTACTGTTAATACAGTTGCACTTGTATATCCTGTTACAAAAACTTGTTTGCCATTAACTTGTAAATATGTGTTTGCATATGCAGATGTAAATGCACTTGCTGAAGCAGTTAATGT